CTGTGCTCTCGCGAGTTCTTCGCCTCTCTGGTGAACTCTCCGTTCGTGCGTCAGGCGTACCAGTATTTCCAAGGTACTCCAAACCTGCTGCGTGACCGTCTGAGTGGCAACATGGACGTTCAAGTGTTCGAATGGAACGGTGTAACTTACATCGAAGATATCCACGGAAACATCCCTGCTGGTGAAGCATTCGTGCTGCCAATGGGTATCCCAGATATGTTCCAGGCGCACTACGCTCCTGCTGACACGCCTGAACTGGCGAACACTGTTGCTCGTGAACTGTATACCTTCATGGTATCAGAACACCGTACAGTTCAGCTACAGTCTGAATTCTCTCTTCTGGCAGTTAACACTCGCCCAGAACTGGTTGTTCGTCTGACTACTGCTTAATCCTGACGGATTCTAAAAAGCCTGCCCCTTGCGGGTGGGCTTTTTTGTTATGAGAAGAATATAAACGAGGAGAACTCAAATGTCAAGCCCTGAACTAAAACGTTATTTTTCATACCATGAAATGATCATGGACTTCGCCTCTCTTGCCCCATCTCTCGATGCAGGTAAGACTCTGAGCGTTGCACCGCCAATGTCCTTCTACACAACTGATGGTAGAGTAGCACTTGGTGGAAACTTTGTACACTTCCTTGTGCGTCTACGTGAAGAAACTGGTCTTAAAGTGCTTCCATTCAGCAGCGAAGAACACGTTGGTTATTACCTGGTGAGCTTTGAAGACTATACCAAATTAGACGAGCAAGCCCCTGCGGAAAAGATTGAAGTTAAAGCCGTAGATACTCCAGCTAAGAAAAGATCTCAACGCACATCCCTTAAAAAATAAGGAGTGAGTAATGCTTATTGCTACTGAACTCGCACCTATGATTCGTATCCTGGTATTTAGTCCTTCACAGGAAGTATTGCCGGATGAAGTGCTAATCCCAATTATCCAAACTTGGATTGATATTCTTGGGAATGAAGACTCGAATAAATGTGCTGTACTGTGGAACAGTTTAATCTCTGTTCTTGAATACCTGTGGAACACCGATATACTAAATCATAATAGTCAATCTGGTGGTGCTCTCTCTCGCAAAGAAAAAGTCGGAGAGGTGCAAGTTGAAGTTGTGTTCAGTAACGGACAAACAGAATATAAATCACCTTGGGAAGATATCTACAATGGATATATCAATGGTGACATGATGATTCCTGGTTGTGCTTCTGGACGTGGCGTAACGAGTAAAGTGATTGTTGGTGGCGTTAGCGCTCGTGAAATTGATCGTGTCAACAGTGATCCTGATTCCGTTAACGGACTCGGAGGGGTTGCAAGTGTTGATAGACAAACACGTAACATTAATTATCTCCGTAATTATGGCAACATAGGCTATTACAGAAGAGACAAATAATGAAATGTGAGATCCTCAAAGGCGATGACATGTCTCTCGAAGACTATTTCCGCAAGATGGAAGCCCTGGACTATATTGAAATAGAGGCAGGTTTCCTTCAACCGAAAATGCATCCTGAATCAGATCTCACAATCCCTACTATCGCTGCCATTCAACAATTCGGTAACGAGAGCAACAATATTCCTGCGCGTCCCTTCTTAACAGACGGGGCGCTTCATGCTTCGAAAGAAATACCTAAACATTGGCAATCCGTGTTCAGAGATTATCTGCTAAGAGGTAAAGGATTGGGCGCATTCGAACCTATTGCCAAGGCAACACGAGAAGGGATTGCGCAAGCAATTGCATTGCAACGTTATAAACCGCTGTCTCCTGTGACAATTAAGATTCGTCAAGACAGAGGCAACATGTCAACTCACATTCTTATCGACACTGCTCACTTGATTAACTCGATTGAGTCAGACGTTAAGCGTGGTCGCAAGAAAAAATAACTTGCAATAAGTCTGTTTTTGATGTATACTAAAAAGGAGATACTAATGCTATTAGACCAATTTACTCTCCTTGATCTTACAACATATCAGGGACGTAGAAGAATCTATGTCTCAGATCCTGATTCGCCAATTGCCAACATGGGTAACTCTGTCGATTACGAAGAATTTACCATCGAAGCAGCGAGCTTGCAACCTATTTCAGGCAAGACTCTCCAGGCGCTTCCAGAAGGTTACAGATCTAAGGCTCAATACAGCTTCTGGACTAAAACAGATATCAGAGGCATCCAGCAAGGAACGAATCAACTACCGGACATGATCTTAATTGACGGTCTGTGGTACTCCATTTACTCTTTAAAGGATTGGACAAGAACTTCCTTCCTGATTCACACACATTGTGTGGCTATCTTAGATGACCAAAGCAACACATATTCTTATTCGGAACAAGGTGGCAACTTTGGCTAATATCTACGAACAAATTGAACTGTATGAAAATAACATCCTGCTTAATATCGGGAGTTTCTTACAGAGATTAACGGGGCTTCCGGTTTATGTAATGGACAAACCATTCGTCAAACCAACAACACCCTACCTGGCACTACGGATCGTTTCGTCTGATGACTCAGGCGGGTGGTCACAAAGATATTCATTCACGCAATCGGCTCAATCCTATGCAATGGACAACACGTATGAAATAGAACTTGTTGCTGTTCGTGGTAGACCTATGACGTTAATGACTTACGTTCTGGCTGCTCTTCGTGGTGCAGAGGAATTAAAATACCAGTATCTTTATTCCAAAGGGCTTGGCTTCTTATCTGCAAGTAATATTGCACAAGCTAACACCGTACTGGATGGAGATAAAACTGAACCAAGAGCGCGTATGTTTATGACCTTCAATACTCAGATGATTATCGAAGACCTCGATACCACACCGATTGAAGCAATCAACATGCACATTCTTTCATTCAGAGATACTTACGATGATCCTTATCCATTGGATTTAACATTGGATAGAGTTTACGTCACTCATAATCCTAACGGGGTTTATGTGCCAAGTGATGGATCATTATTTAATAATCCTAACGGATAAATTCATTGGAATAAAGTTTCTAACAGGAGCATAAATGGCAACTTTTCGCGAAAAGGTAGTTTCCGTTACTCTTACCTACGGTGCTACTGCAATTAGTGAAGTTCAGTTCGACATTCCGCTAATTCTTACAGGGCATTCTGTAACAGGTAATTTAGTTGACTACTTCACTTCGTCAGATGCACTTCTGGCGGCAGGTTTCAGTACGAGCGATCCAGCTTATAAAATGGCAAAACTGCTGTTTGATGGACTGTTCGCACCACAACAAGTAATCGTTGGTAAACGTGACGTTGACCAGTTCACTCTAACACCGATTGTAACAGATAGCTACACTTACATTGTAACTATCAAGAACGGTACTAAGAGCAAGGACTTCAAGTTCGTTTCTGACGACACTGCAACTGCGCAAGAAATCGTAGTAGGTTTAACCGAAATGATCAACGCAGACACAACTTATAACGCTTTCTTCACCGTAGCAAACGATGGTGCTAAGATGACTTTTGCGCCTAAAGCAGGTAAGTTCGCTTCCCTGTCAAGCCAAGGTTTCACAAGCGTAACTACTTATGAGAACTCTATTCTCGAAGATCTGACAGCAATCTCTAACGAAGATAACAGTTACTTCTGGGTAGTTTCTGATTCTCACGTAGATCAGGATATCATTGACGTAGCAGGGTATGTTGAAGAACACGATAAAGTGTATTTCTTCTCAAGCTCTGAACCTGGCATCAAAACTAAGGCCACAGATAACATCCTTGAACGCCTTGGCGACATGGGTTATGTGAACACTTGTTTTGCCCTGTGGATGACGAAAGCTGACACTGTATTCCCAGAAGCTGCGGTTGTAGGTTCAATCTGCTCTGCTCAACCTGGTACGACTACCCTTCACGGTAAGACTCTGGTTGGTATTGAGATTGAAAAACTGGATCAGACTTCCGAGAACTATATTGTTCAACAGAATGGTAACATCTACCGTAAAGAACACGGCGTACTGTTCTATCGTGATGGCTTCATGGTTAATGGGTTCTTCGTTGACTACGTTGTTCACTCACTGTGGTTCAAAGCTCGTACAGAAGAATCTCTATTCACTCTGTTCAAGCAGCAATCAATGCTTGGAAGCGGTGTTCGTGCAACATCTGCTGGTATCGCTTTGATTCGTCAAGCGGTAATGGCAAACCCAATCCAAGTGGGTATTCGTAACGGTTCTATTTCTAACGAAGTAGTTACCTCAGAAGAAACTGGATTGCTTGTGAGTCTGAAACCAACTGTTTACATCCCATCTCGTGCCGACATGACCGATGCGCAAATCAACCAGCGCTTGGTAGACGGTATGGTGATCGAGTATGTTTACGCCGGATTCTTCCACTACGTTAAAGTGCAGGTGAACGTTCTAACGAACCGTACTGCCAACGTACAGAACTCTAACAGCACTACAGTATCCTCATAATCGAGGGCGGGGTGAAAGCCCCGCTTATACACAAGTAAAGGAGATCCACTTTGGATAAAATGCTTACAGGCATGATGGCCTACGACCCTTCTCAGGTAATTCTTTCTCTGGGTGGTTGGGAACCGTGGGGCTTTGCCTCAGATACTAAGATCGTAGTATCTAAAACCAACGATATCATCAACCCATACGCTGGTACTGATGGTGACGTTTCATTAGCACTTAGCCGTAACCGTCTTGGTACGCTAACTATGTCTTTGCAACGTACATCTCCGGCTAATGAAGTTCTTTCAGCCTATGCACAGCAAATGTATTCTACTCGCGCAGTAGCTTTCAGCGTATACCTGGAAGATCCTCGCGGTTACTACATTACTACCATTGGTTGGATTCAAAGTCAACCAGACGATACCATCGGTGACACTATTCAGGAAAACCAGTGGGTAATCGGTCTGCAAGATGCGACTCTGCTTCGCTCGACAATCGGTGTTGGCGTTAACGCGCTGAACTCAATTTCTGCGCTGACCATTCAGTAATATAAAAGGGCAGCAATGCCCTTTATTTTTTTTTGAGAGAGGAATATATAATGGAAAAACAAAAAGATAATACTATCCAACAGTATGCACGTCCAGAAGAAATCGTAGACATTGAACTTGATGAAGGTCGTTCTGTCCGATTCAGAATTTTAAAATGGAGTCCAACCAAAGTATTTGAAAGGATTCCTGAACTGGGGAGCGTATTAGCTGTCCCAATGATTATGTATGACACGGCTACTTCGTCAGCAGACGAGGATCTTGAAGCGCGTATTGCGATGGCACTTATTCAGCTATTCTCAGGATTGGAAGAAAAGAACCTTGCGTTATTCCTCCAGAAAATTCTTGATGAGGTTTATACTGAATCTGGTCATAACGTATCAGAAAACTTCGACGAATTATTCTTTGCTCACCCTGAACTCGTAATTGAATTAACTGCGAAAGTTCTTGAGGTGAACTATTCCCCTTTTTTCAAACGAGGTTTCGGAAAACTGTTGACACAGTTCAAAGGAATAGAGAGCCTGGCGAAGAGCTAAATCCAGCCATTAAACATGCAATTGACATTGCCTCGCAAACAATTAGCTTAACGTGGTATGAAGTTATTCTCTGTAAAGTGGTAAAACACACATCCGAAACACTCTACACCTTAGATAACTATGGGGTGGACTATCTTCTCAAGTTGTATGAGTACCTGACTTACGAAGATTATGTTGAGGCGCTTTATGCCAAAGATCATGATATTAAACGAGGACAACAACGTACAGTGAAACAACTGGATAATGTCTTCAAGAGTATGATCCCTAACGAGTAATAACGGAGGAATCCCTTGTTAGAAATTAACACTTCGAAAATCAAAAACACCGTTACCTTTACGGTGGATAAACAGAGTCTGAAAGAGGCAAAGGATTCCATCCAAGGTATCAAAAATTTTGCGGAAGGTATTCAACCGTCATTGAACATGACGAAGATTAGACGCCAGATGCAAGAGATGGAACGTTACGCTAAACGTATTCGTGACGCTATGCGCGGAGCCGGAGGGGGCAATCCTCCTCCAGGTGCTGGCGGTGGTAATCCACCACCCGCGCCACCTCCTCCACGTCCACCTAAGCCGCCAAAACCACCGAAGGTAGATCCGGCTGTACGTAGAAATGATATCGCGAACATGAAGATGGAAAACTTCTCGTTCCGAGCGGCACAGCTTCCAAAAGCCGATAACGCTACACTCCAACAAGCAAACCGTATTGTCTCACAGACGTTAGATTTATATCGTCAAGAGCAAATCACTCTTCAACGTTTAAACCAAACAATGGCTCATCAGCTTGATAACATTCGTCGTTCTCACCGCGCTAAAAACGCAGAGATCGAAGATGAAGTGAGAGGCCGTCGCCGTGTCAAACGTGAAGAAGAGGCTATCGCAAAAGCTCGTATTCGTCAACGTGAAAGAGAACGTAAACTTCGTGAACGTGAACAGAAGCGTGAACAGGATCAAAGAGCAAGAGATCGTGCTCGTCGTTATGATAGAATCAAAGAAGGTGGTTTAGGACTTAACCCAAGCATGATTGCAGGGGCTATTCTTGGTGCTGGAGTGGTTGAAGGACTACGCCGTATTCAGGAAACAATGTCGAAGAGTGCTGAACGTACCAACATGATTTCTCGTGGTGCTCAGAACGTACAGACTAACCCTAACGCAATCTTAGCTATGCAAGCCTGGGGACGTGTGAACGGTGTTGACTCAGCTAACATCATCAAGGCAATCGACAACATCAAAGACGTTCGTGAACGCTTAGGTAACTCTGCGATGAACTCTACCTTTGACCAAAAATCAGGGAAATGGAAAGGTGGTGATAGCGGTATTAACGATATCATGAACCAGTTTGGTTGGAACATTGATCAGATTAAACAATTCCAGAACAGACCTCTTGACTTCATCCAGGCAACTGTGAACGAAGGTCAGCGTCGTGGTATGAACTCCGCTCAGATTGGTCGTCTAATGGAAAACTTAGGTGATGACTTAATGCACTACCAACGTATGTTCCTGGACAATGGTAAAGAGTACATGGACATGGTTCGCCAGTTAACTCAAACTGGTGGTGCGCTAACTGATGAACAAATCAAAGCCGCTCAACAGTACGTTATTCTCTCTGAAAAAATGAATCAGTTTGGTGATGGATTCAGTGCTAACATGGTTGTTGGTTTCATGGATGCAATGAAGGAAGCTCCTGAGTTCCAGAAGAATGTTCCTCTATTCATGAATGCAGCGAAAGAGATCGGTAAATCCGCAGGTGAAATTGCAGTTGCTCTTGCATCTCTTGCAAGTTGGATCGTAAGCATCAACCCTGAGAATAAACACGAGAAACTTTCCGATAACGGCTTGTACTATGAAGATAGTGCAGTAGGTTGGCTGGTAGCTCGTTGGAATGGTATGATGAATAGCGCAGCTAATCTGAACATGATCCCTGGCGTACAAGATCCTAACCTGATGGCTGGACAGGCTGCTCTCGGTCCGAACCAGGTTGGATTTGCAAACAGCTACGCAAGTATGGACCCATACAGTTTTGCTGCTAACCAAGCAACTCTTGGTGCTAACTCTTATCGTCCTACGCAGTCTCAACTGTTAGTACAGAACACTCTGACGATTCCTAAAGAGGCGTTCCAAGTTCTGATTACACCAGACAGCTACGGATTCCAGAACATGTTTGATGCTCGTATGAATGAATTCAGTAACTCATACACTCAGTCACTGACATTACAAATGTCAAGTGGTGGTTCATCAACTGGCGGATAATGATAAACCTCGCTTCGGCGGGGTTTTTTCGTTTCTCTTGACAAACTCTTGCTATATGTGTTAAAATAAGTCATATGGGAAGATCCACCCTAAACTAACTAAGAGGTAAAACATGGCAACACAACCAAGCCAAAACACTGGCGAAATGTCCGAAATGGAAAGAGCCATTAACTCTACGCAGAATAGTAATACCAGTTCTACGGTAAAAAGTGAAAACGGATTTTGTATTCTTGCAAGCATCTACAACAGTTCCAGCGATCAGTACATTCAGAACTTTCAAGCCATTGTGTTCGATGCCGTTCCGAGTGTAGGGATTAAACGTCAAGCAGACGTTACAAGTTATCCTGTAGAAAATGGCGCTGACGTATCAGACCATGTGCAAATTAAGAACAACACATTCACATTATCGGGTATGATAACTGAAACGCCTGTCCGTCTTATGAGGGATATGCTCTACAGCGCAGGAGTTAACGGAACACGTATTAGTCAGGCTATCACCTATCTTGACCAGATTTTTGATGCGCGTCAACCAATTATTCTTATCACAGAACATAGAGTTTATGAAAATGTGATCCTCAAGGGAATTTCTTACGACTATCAATCTGAATATGCCATGCAATTTGAATTGGAGTTTGAGCAAATTCGTCTTGTATCCTATGGCGAAACAAACATAATTGCAACTAAAACCAAAGCCAACAAGAACGTCGGTGGCACAGTTAAGCAGAAGGTTGTTGCACCACAGGGTGATTTAACTCAGCGTACTGGTGATACAACAGGAACGTCTAATCTTAACAACGGAGGTCCGACAGGAAGATAATGGCTATTTCTTCATTCTCTCAAGCCAGCCGTACAACAACGAACACTGGCTATAAAGCAGTATTCCTTGACGACCGCTCAACATATTTCGCATGGTATCTCAAGACAGAAGAATACCCAGATCAAACTTACACCGTAACACTGGATGGAGTAGATTACGATATTCGTCTGCGTTGGAACACCAGAGATGAATCCTGGCAAT